GATCAATGCGCCTACTCATACTAATTTCTTTGAAAACAGAGCAACAGATTATGCCAAGGGTGCCCTGAAGGGTAATTGGAGTGAGGTATGGGCATCATAAATTAAAATAAAAACAGGGAGAACAAATGACAGAAAGATCAATAGTAGCGGAATGTGAAAATTGCGAATCAAGTTTTGAAATCAATTATTCAGAAGAATTTGTATCTTCTGAAACGCCTAATTTTTGCCCTTTTTGCGGTGAAGAAATTGAAAATTTAGTTGATTCATATGATGAAGATGAAGACGACGGTGACGAAGATTCCGACGACGAATGGAAAATTTAAAGTGGAAGTATAAAGACAATTTTTTTACTGAAAATGATATTGGTGAAAATATTGGCTTCGTATACAAAATAACAAATACGAAAACCAATAAAAAGTATATTGGCAAAAAGTCTTTCTTCTTTACAAAGACAAAGGTTGTCAAAGGTAAAAAAAAGAGACACAAAGTACCATCAGATTGGCAAACTTATTTTGGATCTAACACAGAGTTGAAAAATGATGTTACACTACATGGTATGGGTTTTTTCGAAAGGGAAATCCTACATCTATGTAAGACGAAGGGGCAGTGTAGTTATTTGGAAGCTAAAGAACAATTCAATCTCTGTGTTCTTGAATCTGATGAATACTACAATGATTGGATTATGGTCAAAGTGAGAAAATCTCATATAGGAAATTTAAATGAGTAATATTCCCGTCGAACTTTTTACTGACGATTGTGATGGATATAATTTTCATTATGATGATGAAGGAAACAAAGTAATTGCTACTTTTGATTACAAGAAAAAAGGTGAAAAACTAAAAGGTTCCGATCTTGGTGATCTTTTCGATATCATTATTGTTCCACAAAAACCGCTGAAGAATGCAGAAAGATTTAAAGCGGTTCTAATCTCACCTATTGTCTATATCAATCGTCTATTGGATGATGGCTTCATTGGACTTGTTGGAAAAGCAACAACAACTTCAGAAGAAGAATTCATCAAGTGGGAAAAAGAAATCAATACATATGTTAACAATGTCCTCAAAAAAGGAGAAAGTGAATGATGAATAGTAAGACTGAATTGAAAGAGATTATTCAAAATAATGTCGTAACTGTTGTTTTTACAAAAGTTGATGGCACTGAACGTGCAATGAAGTGTACACTTCTACCAGAATATCTTCCACAGAAGCAACAAGACAATGTACAATTGCTACAAGAATCGTTGAGCCGATTGGAAAACCCCAATACACTTTCTGTTTGGGATCTTGATAACAATGCATGGCGTTCTTTCCGTTGTGACTCTGTGCAAAAAATTCAAATGATGACTCTAGAATAAAATGAGACTTACTTCAGTTAAAGAATATGAAAGATCACTTTCTGGTGGCGAGCCCACTTGGAATAACAAAGAGACTTCTTTAACCAAGGCATTGAATTGGTACAACTATCATTCTGATAATGGTGATAGTAAAAAGTTTACTATTCAATACTTGAAAGAACTTAAAGAGAAGAAAGAAGTTATTTCAATTCTGGAAAAGGTTCCGGAGCAGAAATTTGAGAATCTGGGTTTCGTTTGCAGAATGAAACTCAGAGGTGCTCCTTTAACTGAAAAGAATAATCAGTGGATTCTCAATAAGATTGAGAAACTGATGAAAGAGTTGCCTGCGCCTGTTAAAAAGGTTGACGTTCAACAACCCACTATTTCTATTCAAGAAAGAGTAGTAGACAAGTCAAAAGAATACATTGCCGAGATTGATTCTAGGTTAGATGATTTCATTCTAAATAAAAATATGAAACCTTTTAATATGCACGATTTTATGTTGAAAATTGGTGTCAAAAAAGCACACACCAATAACATAAAGAAATTCTTTGAAAAAAGAATTGCAGAATTGAACGAAGTCATGACTACAAAAGATGCTCAATTGAAAGAGGGTTACTCCAACTTCAGTAAAAAGCAATTGAAAGATTTCGTAGGCATTCTAGAAAGTATTGTTGTTGATTCAGATAAATTGGCACACAATGCTAAAGTAGTCAGAAAACCTAGAAAGAAAAAGGCAGTTTCAGTAGACAAACTAATATCTAAGGTACAATACAAAAAATCAGATGACGGGCTTAAAATTAATTCTATTGCTCCTAGTGACATTTTGGGAAGTTCACAACTACTCGTATATAATACCAAAACTAGAAAACTTGGAGTATACCATACAATCGACAAATCTGGATTTTCCATTAAGGGAACTACACTTCTAAATTTCGATGAACAAACCTCTGTTCAAAAGAATTTGAGAAAACCTGATGTTATTGTTCCTGAGGTAATAAAAGCCGGAAAAGTATCCTTACGAAAGTTGTTCACAGCAATCAATTCCGTCGAACAACCATTGACAGGTAGATTAAATTCTGATACAATACTCTTAAGAGTAATTAAATGAGATAACTTTATGATTTTAGTTGATTTGAATCAGGTTCTTTTGTCTGGTCTTATGGAACAATTCTCTACGCAAAAGAATCTGCAATATGAAGAAGATTTGATTCGTCATATTGTTCTTAACACACTTCGCTCGAAAATCAAACCATTCAAGAGTGAATACGGAGAAGTTGTTCTTTGCTATGACAATATGAAGTATTGGCGCAAAGAGTATTTTCCTTTCTATAAACATAATCGAAAGAAGATGCGGGAGCAATCTAAGTTCGATTGGACTTCAATCTTTAAAATTCTTGACAAGATCAAGATTGAATTGAAGGAATACTTCCCCTACAAGAGTCTTGATATTGAAGGTGCAGAGGCTGATGATATCATCGGAACTCTTACATGCGTTTTCGCAAATAGTGAAAAGATTCTCATCTTGTCCAGTGATGGTGACTTTCTTCAACTTCAACGTTGGGGCAAAAACGTAAACCAATACAATCCCGTTACGAAGAAATTTATCAAGTGTGATAATCCCGTACATCTACTGAAAGAGAAGATTATTTGCGGCGATAAAGGTGATGGAATTCCAAACATTTTCTCACCTTCAGATTGCTTTGTTCGCGGTGTGCGGCAAAAGCGTATCACTGAAGTAAAACTTCAAGAGTTACTTGGTGATAGTCCGGAAAACTGGAGTGATGATACTGCAAAAAGTGGTTATGAACGCAATTCTGTACTTATCGATTTAAGAATGATACCGATGCATATTAAAAAATCGATTATTGATACATATGATAGTACAAAACCAAATCAAGGTAAATTGTTCAACTACTTTATCGAAAAGAAGTTATTTAACCTGATGGATTACATAGAGGACTTTTAATGAAAAATATTTACGAAATTCTTGATGAATTTAAGAATGCTGGAACAAAAAACGAAAAAGTAAACGTTCTTGCTAAGAATTGGCACCCAACGTTAAAGTTGGCGCTACAACTGGCATATCATCCAGATATCAAGTGGACGATTGCTGGTGAATACCCAAAAGAATACAAGACGCCAGATACAAAACCAGGTATTTCCTTTTCAAATCTAACAAATGAACTGAAGAGGCTTTACATTTTTAGGCAGGATCATCCTACGGCACAGGCATTGACCGAAAAAAGACGTAGAGAACTTTTTCTTCTTATGCTAGAATCTCTTGAACCCAGAGAAGCTGATGTTGTTATTGGAATCTTGAAAAAAGATTTAGGCGTGAAGGGTTTGAATCATAAGTTTTTGAAAGACAATATTCCCAACATTTTTTCAGAGTAAAAAGGAGCATTTATAACGTGAGCAAATTTGTAGGTAAATTTCGTCGAGATCACGACAATTCGGACGAATATGGTTATGTTAAGGACTTGAATAAGTCTAAGAAAAAGAAAAATGAAACACGCGAACTGCGTAGACTTAAAAGACTTCAGAGTGAAGAGGGTGAATACGGATATGACGATCGTTCTTATTCGAAGTATGTAAAGTTTTGAGGTGTTATTTTTATGATGATCTATGTGAAAACGCCAAAGTCTAAGAAAAAGAATGTTTCGAAAAAAGAAAGAGAACAATATGAACAGTGGTTGAAAAAACATCAAGTTTCGAACACAAAACCTGCAAAAACTGATGCTTACGATTGGAAGTATTCGATGACTGTTCCGAAGGGTCGAGAAACTGCAAAAATCAACTCTTTGAACACCGGTCTTTCATATGCTAAAGCAGCAGAAAAGAAAATTTACACAGGAACGAACATGTTGGGCATTGGAACACTCCACAAGTCTAACGCCGTTCCTGTTTTTTCTAAAGAAGAGGCTGTTGATATGTCTCATATGAGGAGATAACACATGGGAAATGAAGAAAATTATAAAGATTTGGAAAATGTCATCAAAAATTGGGTAAATCCTGACGGATTTCACAAAAAAGGGCTTTTTTATCAAAAAAATACGTGTGAACCACTCAATCACACGTTCCTGAGGCGTGAAAACGTTGAAATTTCTCATCCGGACAACATTTTTCTCTTGACGACAACGTAATTTTGCTTTAGAATACTTAAAAATCAAGTTTTTAAGGAATTTTTGCTATGCTTATCGAAGAAAAGTCAAATCTTGCACGTTTGATGGCGACCGAAAATCTGATCATTGAAGAAAAAAACGTCAGCACTGCATATTTTGACCTAAAAAATCGAATTTTGACTGTTCCTGTTCTCAACGGAAACTTGTCAAGCAACATTTATGATCTTTTCATGGGTCATGAAGTTGGTCACGCACTTGAAACGCCAATTGAAGGCTATCATGACTCTGTTTATGATCATGGTGTGAATCACACTATTCTCAATGTGTGTGAGGACGTGCGTATTGAAAAGAAAATGAAGCGTAAATTTCCCGGGCTTCGTTACTCGTTTCTCAAGGCGTATCAAGAACTTGTTAAAATGAACTTTTTTTCGATTGAAGGGAAAGACGTCAATAAATTTAATTTGATTGATCGTATCAATTTGCAAACCAAAGTTGGTTCTTCTCTGAATATTGAATTCTCTGAAGATGAACAATTGCTTCTTGAAGAAGCGGAGAATACTGAAACGTTTGAAGAAGTTGTCGAAGTTGCAAAGAAGATACAGAAGTTCATGCAACAAAAGAAACGGAAAAATAAAGCTCTTGTTTCGAAGTCTTCAAATGAAATTGAAGAAGAAGAATCGAACGGAGAAGAGATGGATTTTGACGATTCGTTCGATGAAGTTTCTATCTTGTCTGAAGACGCTAAAGGAACACAAGAAAAAGAACAACGTATTGATTCAGATTCTTCTAATGGTTCTGACATTGGTGATTCCGAATCAAATGATTCAGAAGATGAAACGAGTGGTTCTTCAGGCTCTGACAGTTCGAAGATTGAATCGCAAACTCACAATGCTTTCCGTTCTAACGAAGAAAAACTTTTTGTTCGTACAGGAGGACCTGTAATTCGTTATTGTAATATTCCTAAAATTGAAATTTCCGAGTTTGTTGTTTCTCCTAAACAAATCATGTCTATTTTTCATGAACCGATCCGTAACATGACAGAAGACACGAGACAAAATCTAAATTACTACAGAGAAATTAACCAAAAAGAATATCAAAAGTTTAAGACGTCGAACGAAAAGGTTGTATCATACCTCGCAAAAGAGTTTGAAATGCGTAAAAATGCAGAACAGCATTCACGCGCAAAAATTTCGAAGAGTGGTGAAATCAACATGAGTAAGATTTCTGATTACCATTTCACGGATGATATCTTCAAGAAAATCATGACTGTTCCTAATGGTAAATCTCACGGGCTTGTGATGTTCATTGATTGGTCTGGCTCAATGGCAACTCATATTCATTCTACGATCAAGCAGATGCTTACACTTGTTTTGTTTTGCCGTAAAGTGAATATTCCGTTTGATGTTTATGCTTTCACTACATCTTTTGATCGGACAAAAATTAGGACAGACAAAATAACAAAATATCAACAAAATGATCTTTTCTTGTCTGATGGTAATTTCGCACTTCTCAATTTCTTCAATAGCAAAATGAAGAACTCAGAGATCAATGAAATGGCTTCTTATTTGTATTCTTTCTACAAAGATTATAACCGACATAGTTTGTTCTTTACGGATGATTTGTGTCTGGGTGGAACACCATTGAATGAAGCTATTGTTTCTGCGTTTGAAATTATTCCACAATTTAAGAAGAATAACAATCTTCAAATTGTAAATACAATTTTCTTGACTGATGGTGATGCTCACAAGATTACAGACTCAATTTATCCTAAAAACGCAATGATGTCTCTCCGTAATACTTATCCAACTAAAACTATTATTCGCGATAAGAAGAACAAGTGTCAAGTTGAAGTTATGAAGTATGCTAGGGTAAGTCGAAATTATGAAACTGTTGGTCTTATTCAACTTCTCAAACAAAGAATCGGTGGTAATATAATTTCATTTTATATTACATCAGTGAGAGAAGTTCGTACTAAGATTGCAGAAACACTTTCTGTCAATGAAAACAAACAAATTTTTTCACATTCATCACCGGCTGTTGATAAACATCAATCACAATTCAGAAAAGAAGGCTCGATTGTTCTCAAGTCGAATTATTATGATGAAATGTATATGATCAAGTCTGACACAATAGAACTTGATGAAGACGGCTTTGTACTGAAACAAGAAGAAGATAAGGAAGTCAACGTTAAGAAACTTGCGTCTGCATTCACTAAATACAACGAAGGAAAATTCCAATCTCGTTCCTTTTTGAATCGATTCATCAAAATTATTTCTTGATTATAGGATAACAAATGATTACAGTACAAAACGATACACTATCAGACCAGTTAATTTCAGACATTCTTTCTTGGAATAGATCAACACAAGGCGGTGATGTTTGGGCAACGAACCAGACAAAGTGGGTAGAATCACTTAAGTATGCAACAACTGGTGTGATTCTATCGCGTGTTATGCCAGAAGAGTTTTCTTCTCGCATTTACGATGAATTGCAGACTCGGAATAAGATTGATTATTCACCTTGGTCCAGATCTTGTCTCTTTTACATTGGATTGCCGAACTCTTGCGTAAATTGGCACGCAGACTATAATGACTACAATGCAATGTCGATCTACTTGAATTCAGAATGGCATTCAAACTGGGGCGGTTGGTTTGCGTATACAGACAAATACAACTACGTAGAGGGTGAAGTTAACCCCGAAGACGGGCATTTTATTGTTCCGAGATATAATCTGTCTGTTCT